TCTCACCGAGTCGAGGGAGTTGTACTTCAGATTCACCATGACCACTTCAGTCTCAGAAGCCTGTCCGCGCTCCTTCAGCCCTTGCGTGTCTATAACCCTGACACAAGGCCCAGACGGGACTGAATACTGGTCAATGACTACCATGTTAGGAATGACCGGAGATGATTCATGGTTACTTGAATGGGAGAAACGTCTTGGTCCTGAAAAGGCGGAGATTGAAAGACAGCGTTGTTGCGACCGTGGCGAAATGATCCATCTAGCAACCGAACAATATGTCAATAACGAGCCGTTTGAAAAATGCAAACAAACATCTGGTTCTTATTTCAGAATGTTCAGTCAGATGAAACGAGTGTTAGACTCCAACGTCACCAAAGTCTATGCAACCGAACTACCAGTGTTCAGCAAACTGATGAAGGTTGGCGGTCGTCTTGATTTGTTAGCTGAGTGGAATAAAGAACTGGCGATCATTGACTACAAGGGTTCAAACTCTTTGAAGACAAGAGAAGACATTGAAGATTATTCACACCAGTTGTGCGGGTATAGCATGGCAGTGCAAGAGATGTACGGGTTGAAACCAAGGAAATTAGTTAACATCATCTCCAATGAAAAATCTCTAGTGGCGACGGTCGTTCGTTTCAATCGTGAAGATATATTGGCGGGTTTTGCTGAAAGGATCAAAAGGTTCCATGCTCTCCTAAATACTTCATAGATATAGGGGAATCCAGATGGCATATGAAGTAGCAATTGAGAAAACGAACAACACTCATTTGACTGTGTTATCTGATGAGCCTTGCGTTCATGAAGAACTATATGAATTCTTCAAAGTCGAAGATCCATCCCATGTGCCGAGTCGATTTTCAAAGTATGATGGGATGGTTCGACTATATGACAAAAACACAGGTCGTCTACCCACAGGTCTGCTCAAACATCTAATTCCTCGTTTGAAAAACTACAAAGTCAATCTAGACCCTCGTTTCAAAAACATGAGAGAGTTCACCAAAGAAGAACTTCAGGAATGGATAGACCAACAGAACCTTCCATGGCCTCTGCATGATTACCAGTTCCAAGGTGTTTACGATGCTCTTAGATTCAGACGTCTAACATTGTTAGCTGACACCGGTGCCGGCAAATCTGTGATGATCTACTTGGTGATCAAATTCTTGTTAGAATCCGGCCAATACGGTAGGACATTAATCTTAGCACCCAGCATCTTGTTAGTTGAACAAATTCTTGCTGACTTCATCTCTTACGGTTGGAAAGAAGCCGAACAATTTTGTCAGAAGATCTGCGACGGTCGTTCAAAATTCTTATCGAAAAAAGTCGTGATATCCACTTGGCAATCATTGCAAGATCTATCTCAAGATTATTTTGAAGAATTTGATACAGTGATCTGTGATGAAGTGCACGGCGCCTCTGCTAAGAAACAGAGTGGCGTTATCAGCAAATGTCGTAATGCTGTTGACCGTATAGGATTCACAGGCACCCTGAACGGAACTGAACTACATCAGTTCCAAGTCGAAGGGTTATTCGGGCCTTGTGTCAGGGTTATAGACACGCAAGGGCTGAAGGAGCGCGGACAGGCTTCTGAGACTGAAGTGGTCATGGTGAATCTGAAGTACAACTCCCTCGACTCGGTGAGAATGTCTAAGTTGGATTATGAAGGGCAAGTCCAATATATCATGTCTCATAAGGAACGACAATCATCAGTGGCTCGTTTGGTAGCTGGTCTTTCTTCAAAGAATGAAAATACGTTGGTGCTATTTGACCGAGTTGAAAACGGCCTCTACAAGTTCAAAGAAATTCTTGAAGAAATGGGACTAGGAGATAAGGTCAGAATCATTGAAGGGGATGTCAAACTCAAACAAAGATTTGAAACCAAGAACGAAATGGAAGATGAAGGCGGTCTGATTTTGTTGGCCACTTGGGGGACTATGTCGACTGGCGTTAGTATCAAACGTCTTCATAATATCGTTTTCAACTCCAGCACCAAAGGGATGATTAGAGTGTTACAGAGTTTGGGTCGAGTTCTTCGAATTCATGACACCAAGTCAATCGCAAGATTGTTTGACATCATTGACGATTGTCGGAAAGAAATATCTTCACGATGCCATTTCATAGACCATGCGATCGAAAGACACAAATTCTATAAGATGAAGAAACATCCCGTGAAATCTCTGAAGATCCCGCTGGGTGTTTGGAATGTTCCTCGTGAAGAATATGAAGCCATCTTGAAAGACAGTGAAAAGAGGATAGCGAACCGAGAAGCCCGCTCTATGTCAGATTAACTTTCTGAAACGAACCAATATCGAATTCAACCACTCCAAAGCAATCAACTGCGTATGTTATCGCATAGTTTGATTGCTTTTTGTTCATAATCCGCTGTCCGTGAAGCCAATCAAAGAATTCTTCATCAGGGATGTTCATTTCAACCTGAGCCATGACTGAATATTCTTCAGGAGCTTCATAGTTGTAGCGACTGTCTGTTGACAACAGAATTATGTCTCCCGCTTCATCTAACCCGAAATACAAAATATTAGATCTTTTTGGACTAAACAATTTCATTAAGACGTATTGCAACCAAATGAAATTCATAATCATATCCCTTATAATCCCATTTTGGGGCGAAAGCGCTTTTAGTGTACCCAGTTATTTCGGTTGAACCTAATTTTATTTTTAATAATTTATAAAACAGAATAAAACACTGAGAACAGACACATCAACAGTATAAAATATCGTTTATCTCCGGTAGAAGTCAGTGTTTTATTTCGAAGTGTTAAATTATACGATAATCACACCAACTTCTACCATGGTATATCTACCGATGAAACTTTTATGGTTCGTTAATCTTCAAGGTCAAATGGTCATTCCTACCAAAAATATGATCAGTTCCGTTTTGAAAGAAATAGGTGGTTGCCAATTTCTTATTATCGACCATGATATTGCATGCGTGGAAGGTATCCAAGACATTGAAATAGACGATGCGACTAACATATTCGTCGACACTAAAATGGATGATTTACAACCGAATGGTCGTATAGTTGTATGTCGGTCGCAGAAGATGCTCAGACGTGCTGTCAGGAATGACTCGGTGGTGGTTAATATAATCGCGGACCGTATGACTATGGAGTCTCAGAGTGCTTCTGATAAGGCCGATGGGATTTATGTGGTCTGTGACAGTGATAAACGAACATCAATTTTGTTTGAAGAACGCGGTCGTATTTTGTTTGAAAGAAATCAGGCTAAACTTCCAAACAGTTTCAACGTCTATACATTTTCAAATAACCAACTCAAACAGGTATCCATATGAAAGAAGCGTTCAAATCAGTCCAAGCGTTGTTGGAAGCAGATAATGTCACTATCACAAATGTAGTAGACGGCGCGTTCATGAGTCCGTTTGGTGTTTTCATTCTGGATGCTGAAAACGTTCCTGGGTATTCTCCGTCAGTAGTCGTAGGTTCATCGGAAACCGCTTGGGTTGCAAATACCTTCTACAAACATTGTATCGCATCTGGATTTGAAAAAGTTAATCCATTACATGGATGTTATCCTCAGGATGGGTCACATACGAATTTCGTTACTGACCCAGAGCGTGTTCACAAGTTGTTCCTTGCGTACGAACGTGAAAAGGCGATTCAAATTGCAAGTATGATTTTGTCGGAACGTCCTTCTACTCCGATCAAGAAAGAACCTTCAATTGTTGATCTGTCTGGTAACGCGATCAAACAAACTGAAACCCCAAAAATCATTCTGTAAGGAATAAAGAAATGACTCTGCAAGAATTGACATTGCGATGGATTGAAGATTTCAACTCTGCTGCTGCTGCGCGTGGTGCCCCATTGCTGGATGAATCATACATCCTTGATGATGGCGTTATCGGGATTGGAAACCAATTGTTGGTCATTATCGAAGAAGATCTTCAATCTGGCTGCGGTTATCACGTTGTGATGTGCCCTAACAAAAATGGTGATGTTATCCAAGTATCAACTGCTCTGTCCCTTTCATATGAGTCCCCGAACGCTATTCCGAAAGAACTTGGTTTGGCATTTTGGATGGAAGGCGATACAATGCATTGGGTCGGTGAAGATGATGAATTATCAGAAGAACAATGCAAAGACTGTGAACATTGTACTTGCCAAGAACCAGCTGAAGAACATCAACCGGTAACACACTAACGGTTGACAATAGCTCTGATGGACTCCCCCTACCCTCAGAGCTAGATATTATCACTACCGATGAAACTCACAGTGATAATAACATGACCGTCTACGCTGGTATCGATTACTCTATGTCATCCCCATCTATTTGCGTGTGGGACTCCAACACTCCTCTCAAATTTGAAAATTGCCTTGTGTACAACTTTGGTAACTGGTCTCGTTGTAAACAGTTCGAAGGTGACCACAGTAACATTTCAATCTTGAAACAACCAGCATATTCTTGTAATGAAGAACGATTTCTTGCCATATCCCAATGGGCAAAGGCTGTGTTGATGCAAAATTGCGTGAACAAAGCATCGTTAGAAGATTACAGTTATGGGTCGAAGGGTTCAGTATTCGAAATCGGTGAGAACACCGGCCTGTTGAAACAAGTCTTATTCAGCCTCCAAATTCCGTTTATCCCTTTGGCTCCTGGCGCTGTGAAGAAAGACGCGACCAAGAATGGGGCCGCTAAAAAGGATTTGATGTACAAAACGTTTATGGAACAAGAATCGGTTTCGATTGAAAAGATCCTCGGGTACACTACTGAAGTGTGGAAGGAGAAGTTGATTCAAACTCCATGGGAAGTTAAACCAATCGACGACATTATCGATTCGTTTTATGTTTTGAAATCACATCCAGACCTGAGGGTTATCGTATGATAAAAAGTCCGTTCAGTTCATTTGTTGGAAAACTTCATTCGGAAGGAAAGTCGCTCCAAGATATCCTGACAGCGGCTCAACAAAAATTCGGAGCGCATGTGTGTTTACACCAAGTTGAACGATCAATTGAATTGTTCAAACAAGGACTGGTGGAAAAAGATGCTTGAACTTATTCTCCAATATCAATCATGGTTATTCTATGCAGTTTGCGTTTTTGCGTTTTTGTCCGGTCATAAATTCATCAAATCATTGTTGGCGTTCGTACATCTTTCGCATGATCGCCAACGTCTGACAACCATTCAGTTGACAGACCCAGTGATCTACGCTGAGTTGAAAGCGAACGGAGAGTTTGAAAAACTTCGTCGAATCAACACTCATGCGTTGTTTGCTCTGTTGTGGTTTGATGCGATGATCATCAGTTTAATTTTCATATTCATTGTTGGTGATAAATATGCCTCGTTATGATTACAGATGCAAGGAATGCCAACACACTTTTTCAGAAATGAAGAAGATCGCTGAACGCCGAGACCCTTGTGACTTGCCTTGTGAAAAGTGTGCAGGTACAATTGATCTTGTTATGTTAGGAACTCCGAAGATCGTGTCCGGTGTTTCCGTGACTGACAAACGTCCCAGCGGTTGGAAAGATGTTCTCTCGAACATTCATCAACACTCAGGGAAAACATCCACCATCGATGTGTGAGGCTCGCCATGACTGGTGCGACGCTGGTTACAAAAGATGATATCGCTGTCAGGGTGGTGCAGATTGTTGAAGACACACACTGTACGTACTTTGAAGCTCTGAATGAAGTGGTTGATGAATTCGGTATTGAAATCGAAGAGATCAAACACTACATTTCAGATCCTCTTAAAGTGAAGTTGGAAGCGGAGGCAGGCCGTTTGAATCTGCTAAATAAAAAGGTCCGAACAAAGCGTTTATTCTAACGTTAATGCGGGTAAAATAATTCGGTCGATAATGACCCTGATATGAATCAAATGAGGAATCAACAATGTCCAGCTTAATGGAACGTATGAAAAAAGGTCGTGGTCAAACTGCTACCGTGTTACAACAGGCAATGCAAGCATCTTCCGGCGGCTACCAGAAAGATGAGCGTATCTGGAAATATGGTTATTACAAATCCAAAGACACGATGATCTCTGACAGCATCATCCGTTTCCTGCCTATCCCTTTCATTGACTACCGTCGTGAAGAACAAGGTCAGTTACATGCTGATGCAGTGTTGTCTCCTGTTGTTCATGTAATGCGTCACAATTTCAAAGGTTCCGGTGGTAGTTTTTACAACGAATTATGTCGTCGTACTATCGGTGAAGAATGCCCTGTCAATGAACATGATCGCCCCCTTTGGAATGCATGGAAAGAAGCCGGTAAACCTGAAAATGACGTGAAGAAAATTCTGATCGGTCGTCTGCCTCAGGATGAATACTACGCCAACATCCTGGTGATCAAAGATGCGGCAAAACCTGAAAATGAAGGCAAAGTCTTCTTATTCAAATTCGGTGCAGCTGTTAAGAACATGATCGATGAAGCGTTTGATCCAAAACTGCCGACTCAGTCAGCGTTCGATCCATTTGATGCGTTCGAAGGTAAGAACCTACACCTGACATTCATAGGAGAAGAACGTGCGTTTGGTGGTTGGAAAGGCCTGGTTCCTAAAGACATGGCCAAAAACAGTGCGTGGGAAGCTGGTCAGTTGAAAGATGGCGACGAAGCTGAAATCGAAAGCATCATGGAACAAGCATACAGCTTGCAAGATTTCATCAAACCGGAATTGTTCAAATCATACGACGAACTGAAAGAACGTTTTATGAAAGTGATGGGGATCAACGAAGCTGAAGGTGGCGTAACGCCTCAGACTCCGACTGATGCTGCTCCTGTACACACAACTGCGTCTGCTCCAGTTCAACAAAGTGCTGATGCACCATCACAAGTTGGCGCAGCTCCTCAGCAAGAAGAAGCCAAACAACCGGATGATGATTTGGATGAGTTTGAAAGAATGCTGAAAGGCGGGAATTTCTAACTGATAACATCGAGGGAGCTGATTTGCTCCCTCATCTTTATAACAACCCGTCTAACATCTTATGGATCGAAGATTTGGCTCCGCTTTCAACCTTAGTCGAAGTGTTCACCATCTTTTTCAAACCTTTCACAGTCTTAGACATTTCAGTCGCTGAAAATCCTGTCGTTTCTTTCACAACTTCATTGATCTTTCCAACCATGGCAAGTGCTTCGCCGGTGAAATTGCCGCTTTGTGCTTCAGTAATCAGTTGTCTGGCAGAATAAGCTGCACTTTCAAGATCACCGTTCATGATCCCATCAACAATCCCACCGATACTTCCTGGGAGTCCGCTAGAAGATGTTTTCGAAGATTCTTTTTCAGAAGATACTCTTGTGTAATTCCAAACCGTATCGAAACCGTTAGCCATATCGGATGACATTTTATTCAAACCAACTGGGGCAACAGTAACGGGGAATGCCCCCAACAGATAACAAGTATATACCACCTGATCTTGAAGATCCAACATGTCAATCTGGATGTCAACGCTGTAATCATCATAGTATCCTGCTGTGGAGGCCTTCTCGTCAACAACCACATTCTTCCATTCATCGAACACCTTTCTTTCAAAAGCATCCATTGAAAGTTGGAACCCAAAGCTAATTTGTTCGCGGTCAAGCATGTTGGCAACTGTTGTGGTGTGGCCCATCATTTTGGCCGTTGTTGTTTCAAATTGGAATCCAGGAACTTCCGTTGACCGACACATGAACTGGATCGCTCGAGTGCTATGGCCTGGATTCCCTGCTAGGATACCAGCGATATTGATAGTCTTTGACAACCAATCAGGAAGAATCCCAGAACCGCCTTCTGCACCCTTGAGAGCAGACTCAACCAGTTTAGGGAGTGGAATGGTAACTTGGAATCGGTTCGCTCTAGACACACCATGTTGGATGAATAGAGACCTCGTTTTTTCAGCCAATGCTGTCATGGTATGATACCTGCATAAATAGCAACATATTGCAATAATTAGGAAACTCTCATGGCACTGGAAGATGACATCGAGCAAGGTCTCATATTAGACACAGAAAAATCTGCTCCTGAAATTGTCAGACGATACATCAAAAAGTATCGTGAATTGTATGGCCCCAATGCCAAGCGCAACATTGCCAGAAGTAATCAGTGGTTTATGCGAAGAATTTCAAAAGACGTCCGTTTGTCACGTCAATCCGTCTTCGAACAATTTCGTCAGGATAGTAGAAAACGCAAACCGAGTGATCGTGGGATTATTGGGCGTATGATGTTGTTCAAATATGATGCACTACACAAAGATACTCTTCCTGTTTGGGACTCATACCCGCTGGTCTTTTTCTTTAATTCTTTCACTGGAAATGGGACTTACGGTGAGAACGGTGTCCGATATGTTCTAGGCTTGAACGTGCATTATTTACCGAGTTCTCTTCGGTTGAAGTTGTTTGTAGAGCTCATAAAATTCAACACCGACACAGCATTGCGTGAAAAGTCTAGATTGAAATTGGAGTGGCAATTTCTTAAAGCGTTCAGCGCTTCAAATCTAGCCAAGCACTGTGTGAAGATGTACCGAGCTGATCATATCAAATCTGAATTGATGGAGATTTCACCGAGATTTTGGGAAGTCGTACTATTTCTGAACATTCAGAAATGGGAGAAAGGAAGTAACGCTTTGGCTTGGAAAGGTGCTACTCGTTAGAACAAATTCATAGTATAATGGCTCCCAATGTTGGAGCCTTTTTATTGGAATATTTTCATGGAATGTTCTTGCGGTGGTGTGATATCGACCAACGGCGAAATAGTCGATGAAGCCACTATGAAAACCAAATACCCAAACACCGTATTCGAGAATGGATATGAGTCGTATTATGTCCGATTTGGAACTTGTCAGTTTTGTACCAGAGTCGCTATCAGTGTGTTCCCTCAGAAGAAACGCCAACAAACGTTGTTAACCAAATTGTTCAACAAACCAATTCAACCTGTAACCAAACAACCACAAGAGGTCAAGATGAGTTCCAATCCTCTATACGATATATTAACCCAGCTGACAGAATGCAAGGGTTCCAATGCGAAAATAGACCTGATCGAAAAGTTGAAAATAAATTCGCCGACAGTGGCCAAACAGCTGTCGGAATATCTTCAACTGGTGTACGGTGGACATAATTGGTTCCAAACTAAGATTGTTCCAGCAGGCCGTCTTGCTTGTATGGGAAAACAACCGGTCGAACTGATCCAAGGGATACGTGACTATATTGCTGGTCCTTGTCGTGGTGACGTAGGATCTTCTCGCCTTGGAATGCTCCATACTCTACTGAAGTCTGATGAGGACAGAACCTTACTGAAATTTGCAATGTGGGGTGACATCAAAGTCGGAATCGGTCCTATCACGATCAACAAGATATTTCCAAATTTGTTGTTCATTCCCCCATATATGCGTTGCGATGTTTTGAAGAAAGGACACCATCTAAAATGGAAGTGGGGAGATGGTGTTTTCATTCAGAAGAAAGAAGATGCGATGTTTGGAAATCTGTTATGTCGAAAGGATGCTACCGAATCGAAGCTGTATAGCAGAAGTTTCAATCTGATCGATTCGAATAACAGTCTGAACAATTTGAAAATTGACGCTTCGAGAATTTGGGAAGAAGTCCAAGAAAATTGCGTGATCCATGGCGAAATCATCGTATTAGATGAGAACGGTATCCCACTGACACGTGAACTGTCTAATGGCGCTATCAACGGGCTCATCCAAACCGGAACGGAACTCCGTGAAGGTTACTCAGTGATTATGAAGGCGTGGGATATCGTTTCCGAGAATGAGTTCTACGCTGGTGTGTCGACGGTTCATTATCGAGATCGTTATTCTTTATTGCAAGACGTGATGAAAGAAACGAAATCTATCACCATTGTAGAGACCCAAATCGTAACCGAGATGGAACAAGCGGTTGAAATGTTTTCACGAATTCTGAAAGAGAAGGGTGAAGGCATCGTCATGAAGAATCCTCATGGGATTTGGGAAGATAGTGATGCATCACCTGATCAGATCAAAGTGAAAGTTGAAATGGTCGTTGAATTGAGAATCGTCGGTTTTAATCCTGCTGATCCGAAGTCCAAACACAAGGACACATTTGCAAGCCTACAATGCGAAAGTGAAGATGGATTGGTCTTGACTGGTGTGAGCGGGATGTCTGATGATAAGCGTATGGAAATTCATCTGAACCGCGAAAAATTCAATCAGAGTATTATCTCAGTTCGTTGTAATGGTATCCAATGGAATGATGAAGCCCCTCATTCGTTGTATTTTGCTCAGTTTGCTGAAGAACGGTTGGACAAGTCGATAGCGGATGATTTCATAAAGATCCAAGATATCCAAGACGATGCGATCCGTAACAGGCTGATGTCTCAGGCCGCGAAATAATGAAAATTCCCGAAGGTACAACTCATTTTATTCCTGCGGACTCTACCGATTTCAACCAAGTACCAGATTTTATGAAATGGGGTTATGCGTTCACTGGGCCAGAAACAGGCAAACACTTCTTTTGCTGGTACTACTGGAATTGTGGGTTGCTTGCTTGGGTGAAGGATCTTTCATTTGTAGACAGACACAACAAATTGAAACCAATTAGAAATCTAATCGGAGGGGGAGCGTGATGCTCCCTTTACTTTATGCGAAACGACAACTATAATCGTATTATGAAAAATATCTCACGTCGTGAGGCTAACAATAAGATCATGATAGAGAGTAATGCTATGTTGGACACGTATCGTCTGATGAAATCAGTTCAGTTGTGTCTGGGTGGGAAGTATGATTACACCAGATACAGTAGATTGAAAACGTTGACTGAAGAATCCTTTTCAAAAGAATCTGGAGATCTACGGTTAGCGGTGAGAGCATTGTCAGGATTAGTCGACGATCAGAATAAATGGATGAAATCTTGCATTTTGTCATGCGCTGTCCCGATGATCTCCAAAATCGACATACAGTCAGCTGTCCGAATGTCGATATACTCAGGGAACGAAGAGTTTGAAATTTTCAAATCGTTCATTGATGTTTTAGATCCAAATTGGTTGAACACTTCTGATATCATTTGGAACAAATCGTATAAAAGATTTGAAACAGATAATCCGATCTACGAGGCTGATGCGTTCATACGAACCAAGCTGGTTGAGATTTGCGAATGGATAATGTCAGAGTCAACGATCAATGAGAAATTCTTTCATGAATAAATACAATGTAGAATAAAATTCTGAACTTTAGCGGAGAGTTTAAAATGCAAGAACAAGATTTCAAATTGATTTCTGAATGCCTGGATAAGTTGGAAGGTCAAGAAATCACAGTCGGTACACTGAATGAATCTTTAGATTCTGTCCCGTACCCACTGGAGCAAAAAGTGGTTAAAACCAAATCCGACATCTCTTACATCTTCGCTGATGAAGCGGGTGATCGTTATCGTATCCAATTCCTGACCGCTCCAAAATATGGTAAAGGCGTTGTCAAGGTCTATATCGGCAAAGCGAAGTCAGAAAGGATGTTTGTTGATAAGATCGACAGCTTCAAAAATCCTCGTCGTATGATCACTTCTGTTATCGATTATTTCCACCAACACCTGTTGACTCCGGAAGGTATGCAACTGAAAGGGTTTATGGTGGATTTGTCTGGTGCGGCTTCCGTTCGTGCTATTCCGTTGATCACCAAAGCGATCAAACTGGCGCTGGTAGGCAAAGCGAAAGTAGTCAGCACGGATTTCCACCCATTGGAAGGTCGTAAGGCTATCTGGGTTGTTAAAGGTAATCTAAAGCCGTCTGAAGTCTTTACAGTTGATGGTGCTCCTTGGGATGATCCGAAGAAAGATAACCCAGAAGACAAAGCAACTTTGAATAACAAAGCGACTTCTGTTAAACTGACTAAATCAGAAGAATCGAATTTCAAAGATAAACTTCAAGCTGATATCGATTCCAAATACAAAGCGAAAGAATTTGTTGTTGGTCTGAAAACATCACTTCCGAAACATACGATTTCAGTGACAACCAAACACGGTCAGACTGTTACTTTGTTGACTGTTAAAGACGAAGAAGTTGTTTCGAAATATGATGACATTCTTCATACTCTGAGTGTTCAGATTGGTGGATATCAGTTGGCGTTGAAAGCGGCTCAAGAAACTGTTGCTCCTAGCGCTGCAAAGAAAGGCAACTTCTTCAAAGACAAAGCAGAAGCGACCCGCATTGTAGAGTATTTGAAGACAAAAGAGCGTGATGGAAACTGGGCTGTTAAACCATCTAATGGTGGATTCGAAGTAGACCACGCATATTACGAAGGAACTGATTTGATTAAGAGAGTCACAGGTGCCAAAGCGGCTCAAGAAACTGAAGGGAGTTGGGTGAAAGGTCCACTCAAAGACACGTTATCATATTCGGTCAATGGTGTCATCCAAGCATCAATCTCATATGACCCAACTGGTAAGATCGTTGTGACTAAGACTGGGTTCTCTGGCGCTAAAACAAATCCAGATACCGCTCGTGTGATCAATTTGTTGCGACAAGGTCATTTACCTCTTCCGGATTTAGACTTGCTTGAAAAATATGTCCGCGAGATTCCAACTGGATCTTCTGAAGCAATAGTGTATAAACTTGAACAAATGGGGTTCCGAAGCGTTATCCATAAAAATGATAGCAAATTCAGCGTCAAGAACAAATTCGGTGAAGTGTTCGATGTTAAACAGAACCTAGATGGAACTTTCAGTGTCAGGCCGTCACAATCTGTGTTGCTGACAAACAATGTAACCGGAACAGAACTTATTAAACTTGCCAAAGAACATTGGTTCGGTCTTGGATTTCAGCCTACATTGTTAAAAGAAGCAACAGATGTAGTCGTGGATTATTTGGTCAGTAAAAATGCGGATATTTTCTCCGATTATCGGGTAAATATTTCTAGCGGATTCAAAAACAACGGTGCTATGGGAGTGAGATTTAATATCAACCGAGGGAATAAATATGGGATCACGAAATCTCAAGAAATTTTTAATTTCGATTTCAATTTCGATGAAACTATGAATCGTTGGAAAGTCAAAGGGTTTCTAATATCTGGGAATGATAAACGCAATCTTACCGAATCCGAATTTATTTCTCATGGTGTAACCTTATCAGATGTCAAACTTCATGATTTTGTGCAGTCATTTATAAACGAAACCATCGGATTCTATATCTCCGATCAGAAGAAATTGACTACAACGCTGGCTACTCCGAAAGCTAAATTGTCACCTGAACAAAAGATCGCCGACAAATATTTTGATATTGCCATCAAACATATCAAAAGAACTTTCAAAAAGTCTAATGGATACTCTGCTGGTTCATTAGTGAGCATAGAAGAAATTTCACCGAACAATAAAGTGATTTTCAAGGTGAGACACAACCAAGGGCCAAAAGGACTAGACTCTCCAACGGGGGTGACATTTGCCCGCTTAGTCGACACCATCCACGAAGTGTTGGGGCACATGTACAACAGCTCCACCACTGTTAATGAAACCACGAAGGGCAATGGTGTTGTGTTAGAAACTAAAACTACGCCAGATCCTGTTGCGAGCGGATGGCCAAATGGGATATATGAAACCACGATAACAGTGACAAAGGATATAAATGAAATTGAAATAGATTACAACGCGTGATAAGAAAATCCCCTCGTTTGAGGGGATTTTTGTTTATAGATGTTTGACTCGTTTCTTCACTTCGGATTGCTTCCCAGCATTGAAAGGTCGTGAGTCTGGGCTACCAAGATATCCACACACTCGACGAATTACAGAAACTCGAGATGGTTCATGGTTCCCGCACTTAGGACAAACAAACCCTTTGCTGGTACACTCGAATTCACCAGTGAACCTACAGTCATAACACTCATCGATTGGGGTGTTAGTTCCGTAGTACGGGACGCGACTGTAACTGTAATCCCAGACATTTTCCAACGCTTCTAAATTGTGCTGAAGATTTGGATATTCACCGTAACAGATAAACCCACCATTTGAAAATTCTGGATACGCTTTTTCGAATTCGATCTTCTCGTATGGATTGACTTGTTTCTCAACGTCTAGGTGGAAACTGTTGGTGTAATATTCCTTATCGTTAACACCTTCTATGATACCAAACTCTTTAGTGTCTAACTTACAGAAGCGACTACAAAGATTTTCGCTCGGTGTTGCATACAAGCTGTACCCGTAACCGGTTTCTTTCTTCCATGTGTTAACGGCATATCGTAGATGAGCAACAATTTCAATCGCTTGTTTGCGTAAGAATTCATGATCATATACATGGACATCAGCACCGAACAATGCTTTGATGGTTTCGTGAATCCCGATATAACCCAGAGAGATTGAAGCTCGACCATTTTTGAAAATTTCACTGATGTCATCATCTGCTTTCAGTCTGACACCGCAAGCACCTTCCATGTACAGAATTGGGGCCACACGCGCTTTCACGCCGTTGAGACGCTCGATACGCGCTTGGAGAGCAGTCTTACAGATAGCAAGGCGATCATCAAGGATACGAAAGAATTCATCGATACGCTCGAAATCTGTTTCTCCGTACTTGGCGGCAGCTTCGATCGCAATGCGTGGAAGGTTGATTGTCACCACGCCCAAGTTATTACGACCTTCATGGATTTCAACTCCGTCTTCTTCATATACACCAAGGAAGCTGCGACACCCCATTGGATATTTGAAAGAACCGGTTACTTCAATCAATTTGTCATAGTTCAGGATGTCTGGGTACATGCGTTTACTAGAACATTCCAATGCAAGTTGTTTAACATCATAGTTGGGATCCGTCTTTTTCAAATTCAGACCATCTTTGATCGCGAACACCAATTTTGGGAACACTGCTGTTTTGTGATTCTTACCCAGACCTGTGATACGGTTTTTCAAAATCGATTTTTGGATCAGTTTGGATTCCCAAGAAGTTCCCAGGCCAAATCCCAGAGTGACGAACGGGGTCTGTCCATTCGCGGTGTGGAGAGTGTTAATTTCGTATTCAAGAGATTGAAATGCATCGTAACATTCTTTTTCTGTTCTTTCAGTTGCAAATGATTCAACATCAGGAATGTTCCACTTGTGAGCAGTCGCCAGATGTTTCTCATAGCTCTTGGTCACATAAGGTGCTAACACTTCATCGATGCGATTGATCGTGGTTCCGCCGTAGATGTGACTGGCAACCTGAGCTACGATCTGAGCGGTGACAGCAGTAGCAGTTGCGATTGAACGAGGTGTGTCGATGTCGGCATTGCCCATCTTGAAACCGTTAGTCAACATGTCTTCCAGATCTACGAGCATGCAATTGAACATCGGGAAGAATGGGGAGTAATCTAGGTCATGGAAATGAATCTCGCCTTTTTCATGGGCCTGAACAACTTCACGCGGAAGCATGTGTTGCTTTGCATAATGCTTTGAGACGATACCTGCTAATAGATCACGTTGGGTTGGGATCACCTTGCTATCTTTGTTAGCATTTTCATTCAGCAGTTCAGCATTAGATTGTTGGACTAATCCTTGGATCTCTTTGTTCAGCTTTCCTTGCTTTTCACGACACACATCACGATCATGTCGGTATTCAATAAAGGCTCGAGCAATCTCTTTGTACTCCAATTTCATCAGGCCATCTTCAACAAATTTTTGAAGTTGATGAATTTCAACTTCTTCAAGACCGGAGACTTGTTTGCTCACATAGAATGATACATTCATAGCGTCTTCATCATAAGATTTCACACCTACAGATAATGCAGCTTTCTCAACAGCATTGACGATTCGGCTGATATCAAACGGAGTACGACTTCCGTCACGTTTCACAACAGTTGGGGATTTCAACATATAATACTTCCCTCATTCATTTATAATTCCGCACATCGGGATAATAATTATACTGTTTTGACCCAATTGAACCTAATTGATTTTGTTCGTGAAATGGAATAGATTAAACTGATTTGATCAAACATAGAGGAGAATATACATGGGTATGTTTCGTAATGGAATGGGTATGACAAGAAGCGAATTAGATTCATTATTCGGTGACAACATCTCGATCAGCAGACCAATCGACCAACTGATGATCAACCATCATGGTGTGATGTTTGAATGGGAAATCGGCGTCGTAATGGATGAAGAATCTCCTGATGCTGCAGCGGTGTGTTATATTCGCCAAACCGGCGGTACATTTCAAATCTTCGTTGTCGATAAACATGCCGAGATCTCTCTGTTAACAGTAATCAATGCTTCTGAAACAGATACCGTGACCAAAACATTCTTCAAAACGAATGAAGCATATTACAAGAAGGCATTCCAGCCGTTCCTCACATCTATGGACTCAAATCAGATCTTCAAATTTGGTTTGAATGAAATGCAGATCGCAAAAATTAATGACCCCAAGTACGGAAAAGATGGTAAGATATTTGTAGAGGTTCGATGATGTCGTTCTACTCTCATCAAGAATTGGTGGACATCACCGCAAACAAAGTTGCCAGCATCTTTCGGTGTGGGATGGTATTGAAAGAGCCTAGATCAATGGCTCTTTCATTTTCACCAGACGTCTTTGCTGTGAAGAAAGGCGGGATGACTTTCCAGTTTGAAATCAAAGTCAGTCGGTCTGATTTCCTGAAAGACAAGAACAAACCGCATCGGATAACACCGTCAGAAGACGTTGGGGTGTTCAGATACTATGTCTGTCCGTATGGTATGATTTCTCCTGATGATCCAGCGTTAGTTGTCAGTGGGGTTCGCTGGGGATTGGTCTGGGTGGATAAGGGTGGAAAGTTTCATATCAAGAGAGGCCCAACATCTAAGGGCGTCACTTCTTATAACAGCGCCATCATGGAAGAATGTTATAAGTGCCTAGCCAACCGAGCACATGAGGTCGAACTCATGTATTCTTATCATCGTTCAATGATTATAAATGCTGAAGAAAACGGCGTTAAAATAATGGATCTTGCGAATCGTATAAACAGAGATTCTAATAATCTGAAGCAACTGTGCGTCAAAATGAGATAACGATCTATGTCAATATTCTTGGATAAATTGTTTGTCGATAGAATACGGTTTCAACTTGATAAATTTGAATGGCAACGATCCGAGGTTGCCAACTTCCGTTGTCCATTATGCGGGGACTCTGCCCGCAACCAAAACAAGAAGCGCGGATATTTCTTCCCAGATCATACACATGATTGTTTAATTTTCAAATGTCATAACTGTGATGAACAATCTGGCTGGTCTTTCCAATTCTGGTTGATGAAATTTAATCCAGAAGTGTATCGTGAGTATCAGTTAGAATTGTTCAAAGAAACAGGATCGGGAAACAATCTTTCAAGGAAGGAAGAAGCGGCTCTTATTTGTGCTCCAAAAGGAACGACCACCAAACGTATCATGGGTGTTAGTAAATCCGCGGAGATTCTTCCTCGCTCCGTGTTAGAGCACTCTATACGCCTGAGAGACCTACCGGACACGCATTTTGCTAAGGAATATATTCTCAGGCGAAAACTTCCGGAGTTTGTTTTGGATCTGTTTACATTCACCGAAAATTATCGTGATTTTATTCAGGGAATTGGGATACAAGACGAAGAACTAATTCAGAAAGCACCGCATGATGCTCGAATTATCATCCCTCTGTTATCGGAGACCAAACAGTTGATGGGTTGTCAGGGTCGTGCTCTTGACAAAGATGCGTTCCTTCGGTATGCTACCAATAAATTGGATGAAAACTATCCGAAGACTTTTGGGATGGAGCGGTTAGACCGAACCAAAACCATTTTAGTGGTTGAAGGTCCGATTGACAGTTGTATACTCCCCAATTGCGTGGCAACCGCAGATTCAAATCTTTTGAAATTTGATTGTGATGGAATTTACATCCCCGACAACCAATACCGTAATGAGTCTATCTGTAAGGTGATTGAAAAAATCATTGACTCCGGTAAGCGGATTTGTTTGTTCCCGCCTACGGTACATGCCAAGGACATCAACGACATGGTAGTTGATTATAGTATGTCTAGAAAGGATATTGTTGGAATTGTAGCACAGAATACATTTCAAGGTCTGAAAGCGAAGATGAGATGGGCGGAATTGAAAAAGGTCTGATTTCTCAGACCTTTTTGTTTACCATTCTAATGATTCTATATGACAACGTTCGATGTGGTAATATTTCGGAGATTTCAGATTGTCTCTGGCTGTTGTAGCCTTTTCCTTTGAAGAATACACCGCTAATTGACCGTTGATCTCTATGATGCCATCATCTTCATCACAAATCGCATAAAATTTAGAAGTCATTATTTATCTCTCTTTGGAGTTGGGAAGGAAGTTGATTCTATAACCGCATCGCTGTTGTTATGCCTAGAACAATCGTATCCAGTTGCTGGGATATCGACTTGTACGCATTGCGACGTAGCGTATCCATTTAGAGGAGTAGAATTCTGCACCCGTACACAGCTAGACTGATCATAATAAGGGCCCATCTGAACAGGAGGTCTATAACTTTCTGGTCCTGTTATCAAGAACCAGACCGTGATAAATGTATTGACTAACATTTGAATTCCTTCATTCATTTATGATTTTGTAATGTTTGACGCGTTCTTTTTCTTTGAATTTCAGATACCGTGACGTCATATCCAAAATGATTTGTTTCTGTGTATGCGGTAACGATGACAACTGTTCTGGTCTTGATATGTGCAACAGGCCCAAACAACCAAATGTTTCAGGAATAGTATCACACGCGGATAACAATTCTTCCATTCCTGGGAATTCAATCCACAGTTTTCGGTGTTTGTCCTTGATCATCAATATGAAATTTCTATGCCAACCAGCATCTTTGAATGGATTTACAACTATAGATTGAAAATCCATGTCTGAGTCGTATTCCCAGATCGTGAATTCTGAAGAATATTTTCGGAAGATGTTCCACATTGATCTGACTCTATCATCACTCGGGTATAGGTCGCGATAATGCCACATGATGTCAGAGTAATTCCCAACAAACTCCTTCAGAAGTGCGTCATGGGATTCTCTAACGGAAGGAATGATTTCCTTTGTATTGTGAAAGATTCTTGATAGAAATTTATACACTAAAAATCCTCATTATCCGATTAACAGATGTTTGTTAGCTGAAAAGTATTCTTCAAAAATTCCGGCTTCCATTTTTAATGTGAATTCTTCAGAAGGATCCATATACAGTGTATTCGACCCATTACCATACCAGTACATAGATGGAAATTCGGTGCATTCCCCGCCAGAAATGGTAGACGGTAATAACTCCGCGCAATCTTCAGGGACTAGCAGTGTGATATCACGGTCGAATATAGTGATATTTTCTTTACCGATAACATTTTGTAAAAATGGGACGATATGGCTTTTGACGTATTGAATATTGGGAACACGTTCGAACTCGATGGACAGATCGTCAACATTTAATTTGAAATCTTTAGTGTTATAATGTTTCATGATTCGTTTCCTCTTAGGATTGATGGTTAAAAGTTATCTCCTAACCGATGAATAGATTATAGCTCAATCACTTTGAAAAAGTAAACTGTGATTTAAAGTTTTTCCTTAATTTTTTCCGCTATGATCTTTTTCATCATTTCTATCTTGGGAGCAGCCTTCTTTCTAAATGCTTTCTTCATCTTGTCTTCATACGTTCTCTGAGCTTTCATCTCTTGGACACTGGCAGCTGATTCTGGTTTCAGTTGCTTCTCCGTCCATATAACGAAATTCCACCCTTCACGCTCACACAATTCTCTAGCCGCTTTCCACTTAGCCTGATTCACGACATACGTCGCCACCTCACGCATGAACACATCTTTACGTTTTCCTTGCTTCTTCTCCGGTGGTCTGGTTTCAGCATCTGGTTTTATTTCAATCAACGTGACAACAATTTTCCCTTCTGAATTTTTAGTCCATATTTTCAAATCCATGAAATACCGGTGCATCCTTCCGTCTATCGGGGAGATGTAAGGGATGATCGTTTCTTCAGAGTGCCATTGAAGAACTTTCGGGTTGAGATCACAGAAACGAAATGCGACCAGCTCCCATGAACTTCTGTATGTCGCGGAATTGGGGTCTCCGCTGTATTTCTTAGGATTTTCAAGTTTGTATTTGCCTTGGTAATACTGACCCATCTTTCGAATGCCTCAATTAAATATTTGAAATCTCCGTATAGGGTTACATAAGCATGTCTTTGATCACAAATCTCATGGGCGGATCTTTGCTATCAAAGACTAAGTCCAATTATGCAAAACTCAAAGGATCATCAGGTTCATTATCTGGTGGTTCATTCCCTAATCAGATTGTATACCCTTCTGGGTTGGTTTCTGGACATGAAGGCCATGGCCATTTCATATTGTTCAACATTAATAGATTGACTTCTTCAACATACCAAGATAAAACCCCAAACTCTGAAAATGATATCAAGGCTGGAACATCATCCGGTAATAAACCTGTATTCTATGATCGAGGCTACACCATTCAAAAACAATTAGGCGGTGAAGGTAGACACAAGCGTTCTAACCAATCGATAGCACTCTCTATGCCTGATGCTGTTTCAACTTCATACGGTATAGATTGGACAGCAACCGAGCTCGGGATGTCGGGTAAACTGGCTCGTGAGATTGCAACATATGACCAAAACTCCTTGAACGATATCGCAAATGCTTTCAAAGAAGGATTGAAGAACACTGTAACCGGTGCAGTTGAAAGTCTGACTGGGATAGACGTCAAACAAACAGCCGAACTCTACACAGGAACGATACAAAATCCATTTTTAGAAGTACTGTTCAAGGGTGTAAGGACTCGCGATATCAGTTTTGAATTCACATTCCTTCCTACAAACGAGAGTGAATCTAGAACTGTGGCTGAGATCATCCGACGTTTCAAATTTCACTCGCACCCTGAATTCAAGTATAAAGAAAACGACTCATCTTATTTCTTATATCCATCGACGTTTGATATCACATTCATGCGATTGGTTCAGGGTAGCGCGGAACGAAATGCATATATGCACAGAATCATGACGTGTGCGTTAACTGGGATTGATGTTGACGAAACTCCATCTGGGTTCAGTGTCCATGCTGATGGTTCTATGGTGGCGCGTAAAATGAGATTGAACTTTATCGAACTATCTCCGTTGCGCAAAACAGATTTCTTAGACTTGGGAGATTCATTCTGATGGATATTCTAACCATGTTACCCACTCGGTGGATTGAAATTGACGGAGTTGAATACTCTGTTACCAATGTCACCGCTGTGATCAACCTGTCTAAGACGATGTTGGCTAGCAAAAGTCTATTCCTAACATATACAATCCGTGATTATGAAACCCCGAGGGATATCGCTTCGCGCTTATATGATGATGGGTCTCTGTATTGGGCGATTATCATGGTCAATGAAATCACCAACATCGTTCGTGATTGGCCGAAATCAAACGAACAGATCTATGAAAATCTGGTTAATGAATATGGATACGAAGGTGTCGATGAGTTGGTAGCGTATGTTGACCCAAATGGTAACATCGTTGATTTAAACGGGATTCGTCGTCAATATCAACTGGGTTCATCCAGTGATAACGAACTGGTTGAAAAATTCGAATTGTCGACTGTCACTCGATTAGAAATCGCTGAGATTGAAAATGAGGCTAAACGCAATATCAGAGTTATCGATCCATCGTACATATTAGAGTTTCAAACTACTGTCAGACAGGCGTTAGCATCATGACAAAAACAGACCAAGGGTTCAGTCCAGATAACAGCGTTGACATAGATGTTATTCGATTAGAACTGTACACAAAAGAAGTTGTTGAATTGAAGAACAACTTCCAAGAGTTGAACATCTATTGCAGTATGTTCACTGACGGGATCACGGCTACCCTGATTTTCAATGACAACGCTAACATCACCAACAACGGACCTATCTTGGGTGGTGAAAAAGTGTTCGTTCGTTGGAAGTCACCGATGTGGCCAGATTGGGAAGAAATGATGTTCAAAGTCGATCGCGTGGGTGGGCGCGTTCCGACAACATTTCAATCTGCCGTGGTGATGCTACATTTAGTGAGTCAAACATTCTATGATGCATTAGCGTATAACCCATCAAGAGGATTCAAGACTCAGTATTCTACTGTTGCTCTGAAATTGTGGGAGTCGGCTAAGTTTGAAAAGGAACTCAAATCGGATCCATCCTTCGGGATTAACACGATCGCAACAGCAGAGAATAAATCAATCCTGAGCACTATCGATTGGTTAGCGACAAGATCAAAAACAGCTGATGGTTTACCATTCGTGTTCTTTGAAGATATCGATTATTTCAATTATGCTTCTTGGTCTAGAATCCTCAAACAGACTGAATCTCATGTCACTCTGGTACATCAACCTCAGATGACAGAAGAGACTCCTGAAAAGGCGTTTCGAAATATTCTTTCAATCCAGTTCGACGGGAATAGAGACGGCGGGGAGTTTTCACTGCTGGGGTTAGGTGGTTGTAATGAGACCATCTATGATCCACTAAAGAAGACTACCTACCTGAATTCTAGAAGTTTTGAAAAATTCTCCAAACAAGTGCCTCGTCTAGATAAAGGTGTATTGACATCCAAAGTCGAAAAAACCGAGATGAGACGATTTTGTCTAGCCCAATACGACGGCTCACAAGATACCGCATTCAACCGCGCTGCGTTGAATTATGCATTGAAAAACAACTCAATCAACATCGTAACATACGGGGACAACCGGATGAGACTGGGTTCTATCGCCAAAGTGAACCTGATGAGTATTCAGTTACAAGATAACCCTGAATTGATTCCTGAGAAATTCTTCAACGGTAACATGTTGGTCACAGATTTGAAACACACAATTCGTCCAGGAGAATATAGACTGTATTGGAAACTAACCAAAGAGTCGTATTCTGAAGAGGTGACTGTAAGATGAGCGAACTAACATCCATCGCCACTGAGATCCAGCGTAAGAAGCAACAAGGGATTACGTTGGGTGATATTGACGCGATTGTAAAGAGATTAGAGGGAGCGCGTTCCAAGGAGCGCGTAGATCCTATGAAGATGGCGGATGTTATTGCTAAGAGCACTGCATCTGCTATTACTTCTTCTATTCCAAAACCTGGAGATATATTGGGAGCATTGGTTCGAGCTAACCCGATGTTGTCTATCACGGGATCTATCCTCGGCAAATTTAAATCTTCAATCGAATCACTAATGGGTCAGTCACAAACAGAGGATAATAGCTCTGAAATTGATAAACTGATTGCAGAGGTTCAATCCCTTCGGCAACACGATGAAGAAACGACTGAATCATCAACTGATGAACTAATTGATTCTAAGAAAGAGCAATGGGATGATTTCACAATGTTGTTTGACGAGTTGTTAGAAATCCAAAAAGATATCCGACATCAGTTGTATTTCTTCAACGATGTTGTCACTGAAAGAACACGCGAAGAATCGTTAGCTAAACTGAGATCAATGGATACTGCAGATGTTCCCGCGCTAGATGACACCTCACTAGGCTCCAGCACTGATGAATTGCTTCAAGATATTATTGAAAATCAGCAAGATGACATGCGCCAAGACATGGCATTGGGGTTGAAAGGTATCGTCAGCTCTTTGCTAGGTGGATTAGCAGGTATGGTCGGAGGATTCTTTGCAGGTGGTCTTGGTGGTATTTTAGGGAAGATTGGACGAGGAGCCGCATTCCTCGGGAAGTTTGTCAAGATTGCTGGGTGGATCGGGTTGCTATACGGCGCAGCTGAACAACTATACGAAGGATTCCAAGGGGCAGCTGATTTCTTTGGCAAGAAAGACGTGTCTCTATTCGACAAAATTCGATACGCGGCAGTCCATCTAGTGTCGTGGATTCTAGCTCCTGTCGATTGGATTCTTGAAAAAATTACGGGTGAGGACGCAGACCTTAGAGGTAAATTCGAACATGTCCTCATCGACCTCCAAGACTCTCTGATTGGTTATATTGTGATGTTCAAGGATTGGTTAGTTGAAAAATATGACTGGTTGGTTGGTACACTATCAGATATGATGCCTGATATAGATGTCGAGGCTATCAAGAACATGCCCGCAGAAGCATATAATCGGATGGTGCAATTCTTTGGCGATACGTGGCAGGCATTGGTGGACTTCGACATCCCAGGAAAGGTAAAAGATTATCTTTCTGAAAAATGGAATTCTGCTAAGGGATTCTATGACGGGTTGATCGATACTATCAAGAACTTTTTCAAAGAAACGGTCAATGGATTGTTGGAATCTATCGCTTCGACTTTGGAAAAGAACGTTGGGTTTGGTGTAGGTGAAGAACTGGCGTCGACACTTCGTGGCTTGAAAATGTCTGATCAACCAGAGATGGAGAAAGATGAGACTAACGGGGGATCTGTGTCTGGGCCGATCACACAGCGTTACACACCAACACGGGAAGAGATGGCGGAGATTAATGCTCAGGTGAATGGATTACGCGCTCCGTTGCCTACAGCACCGCAGGCTTCTAATTGGGCAGCAACTAATCAACCAACACAACCGATTGCACCACAAATTATTGCACCACAAATGAATGCACCTGTGACGAATAACACCACGCATATCACGACGAAGATCCAAACATTCAATCCGATGGGAAGACAATTGGTCCCGAACTTCTAAAACAAATCAGGAGCCTAAATTGGCTCCTGATTCTTTATGCTAATCTTGTTCCCGTCGGGCGGTTGGATTTCTTCGGTTGTTTAGAAAAGATGATGAATGCAAATAGAGACGCCGCTGCTATACCGCAATACACCCAATCCTGAACACAAACACCGTAGAACCCACCGAAGAACGTTGGTAACAAAATCGAGTATGCTGCTCCGCGTGTCATATACAACCCCAATCAAATAAATGTTTCATTGAGATCCATTATACGGACGAAGATTGAAAAGTAAAGCTGAATCTTAATCTTCCAGACGTAAAATCTTTTTGATTTGTTTTTCACCGAAAGTAACAGCAGATTCCAAGTCAAACCAATTTGATTTATTATCAGGATCTGGGCCTGAACTTGTCACGTTCAAATGGTATTGAGGGCCACCTTCTGAATAACCTTGCTCACGCGGAGTGGTAAGGCGAATCTCGGCAGTCGCAACATCAGAATGTTCAGCGAATGAAAAATATACGCTGCTGGTGCCTTCGAGTTCAAACAATTCAAACTCTGGTTGTAATATTTCATCCACTTGGTCGCGTAATGCTTCCAGACTGAATACGCTTTCTACTTCCGGAAAATCTTCCATCACAATATCTCCAAATTCATAGTCTCGTCTTATTTAACGGAACATGATGTTGGTTCGTTCATTGAAGAAGCAATTACGATATCCCCGACAATGACTGTTAGAACAACCAATGCGGCAGCACCAATAATGATTTTCATAACCGCTTCTCCAATTACTAATGAAATTGTTCCAATTGTTTGACCAGTTTGAGATCATCTTGAACTGCTCGTTGGCAAACAGATTTGTCAGTGATACATTCTTGAACGATTAATTGTTCTGTCATTGAGAACGTGTTGTTCAGATCTGCCCAATTAGATGTCACTTCGGTGTTCAGAGATATATTTCGTTGGACTCGATTGTGTTGGATCTCACTACCTAGATTATGCACTGTTGTGAGCACCATACACACTATGAGAAAAATAATTTTGAAGTTGTCTATCATCACATTCACCATCCTTTGTAATAGTCTAACAATTCAACCAACTCGGATTTCATCATTTCTTCTGCGTTTGTTGTGGTATATTTTTCAAGAGACGATTTATACCGAGCCACTAACATTGAAGATCTGACCAGACCTTGTTGTGTCATTTGTCGCAACGGAATATTCATGATCTTGTCAAGAGATTCTTGATCCGTATATCCGCCGTCTGCCATCATTCGTGTGATGTCTTGATCTTCTAGAGCATATTGCCTTGTGCTGATAACGGCTTCGATCACCTTATATTTCAAAGTCTCCCAACGAATAGATTCTTCAAGAGTTTTGATGATGTGTTTACGACGCACCTCATACAACCCGACACGCCACATCGCCCAATCAGTCAACAGTTCTTCAATCGATTCATATTGCTTGATTTTATCGTTGATATCCCAGAGTGACAACGTGTGAGTAACAGAAGTCTTCAATGACAGCAAACTGACAATTTCATCATGAGATAACTTTGAAAGGGTTCCGCGTTTGAAAACAATTTTGATATCCCAACCGGTTGACTCATTACTGTCGTTGACCACTTCCATGATAGGACTTTCTGGATCATCTAACAACTGAGTCAATACTTGTTTCTTATATTTTGCCCAGTCGTAGACAGGCGGGAGTTCTGTAATTTTCAACTCCGTTGCGTTGATCTTTTCGTACATCCCAGTAACAAAGAATCTATTCCGGTTTGTCTGGTCTTTTTCAATAACGCCTTTCCAACCTTTCCACCAAGGTTTCAAATCAGAAGTGAATTCACCAGTTTCTAAAAGCCCTATGACAGCTCCGATAATATCCTTTGGGTTGTGGGGATGGATATGGCACATATATCCAGTTCCTATCCCGAAAGCACCGTTCACTAAGCACAGAGGAGCGGTCGGAATCATAGCAACCGGTTCTAATGACTTTCCTCGTTCGATTCTCATCTCAAGAATATCATCGTCTTCTTTCTTGAACCAACGACGGAAGTTTTCTGAAATCTTTGCCGAGATATATCGATCAGCTGATGCATCGTTGTCAACTGGTGTACCAAACTGACCTTCCCCGTCAAACAATGTGACGTTATTAGTTCCTGGATAACCTTTCACCATCCCAGTCAGAGCACCGCAGATTGAAGAACCGCCATTTTTGTAGGCGGTATCCGATGCAGCTTTTAATCCCAACCGTTCGACCGTGTCAAACTCGCTGGCGTTACGAAGCGACCATAACAATTTCCGTGTTGTTAGAATCTGACCATCTTTCACCGAAGGAAGAGAACGGAGATTATTCGCTGAGCTGAATTCTAACCAAGGACCACGAACATATTCTGAAATTTCCATGGTCATTGTTCCTTGGTTTCAAATAGGTGAACAAAATCTTGGAATTGATCCATCATCAATTGTGTCATCTCACATTCAGTATCATCAGTAACATCATCGATACACCCACAGATATCTTCCATAGCGTCAACACCCAACAGCGTGTTGAATATATGAGAATGGTGTTCACCAGTAGAAAATCGCAGGAGAACGCCAGACACGATTTTTGGTTTCAACTTGTCTTTCTGTAGGGAAAGACTTTGAAATGAGAATGGAGGAAGATGACCTACTCCTCCAACTTGGGTACGCGCAAAAGCATCAATAGATTCTTCTGGATGAGAGATATTGTAATTCGGAGATACCTTACCCATCTTTCCTGGGCTGGCAAAATATTCAAGTGCATCCAGTAACGACATGGCCGCTACGCGCATTGCATAAAATACATCAACAGCAGAATGTGGAACATCTTGGAACCATACGACCCTCTGAGTTTCTACAAACGGAATATGTCGTATTTCAACTCGCATCAAATCACGGAGTCTGATTCTGTTCTGCATCTCTTAATCCTCTATCTGGTTCATTGTCAGTTCTTTGAACAACGGCTTTCTATCATCTGCTCGTTTTTGATTGAACGCGAGATCGATCATAGCGTCAGCACTGTCATCATATACAAATGGGATGTGATATTGCTCTGAGTTGTTGAGGTATTCTTTGAACGATTCTGTATCGTTTGACCCCAAACCTTTCAGATACTTCACTCGGTCGTATGTTATACCAGTTTCTTTCAAATGAGTTTCGAATTCACGTTCATTGAAAAACTCTTGCTTTGTCTTACCTTTCTTCGCGATAACCACAGGGGACACCAAGAATTTCAATCTTCCTTGTTTGATAAATTCAGGCCATAGACGCATGAACAACGCAGCGACTAACCCTCTAATATGCATCCCGTCAGCATCAGCGTCAGTAGAGATTACGATGTTATGGTAACGTAATTTTTCAAAGTCTACACCGCCTTTGACATTGAGACCCACCATGATCGCAATTATCGCTTTGATCTCATTAGATTTCACTAAGTCAGACTTTGTCGCGGCTATCACATTAAGAATCTTACCTTTCAATGGGAATACGCCATGAATGGATGTGTTCCGCGCTGCCATGATCGGGGCTTTGGCTGAATCACCTTCTGTCAAGAACAGAGTGCATTTACTTCTATCAGTTGAAGTGGCTGGCTCGTATTTTTCAATCTGATGAAATTTGATTTTCTTGATCTCTCTCTCTTGAGATTCGAGAGCTTCTGTTTCTTCCTGGTTGACCAGCGTTTCATGATATGATCCCATCCATTTTACAATGCTGCTTGCTGCTTTCTGAAGGAACGTCTGCGTCGGTTCCCATTTAGTTCCAAACTCTGAGACTGATGTTGTCATCTTCTCTTTGGTCTGGCTGTCAAATCTCGGCGTCTTGATATTACACACTAACACAAGGCCGATAACACCACGAATCACACCAGGCTTATAGTCACAACCATATGCGCGTTTCAACTTCGGTCTTGCAAATTCAATGATCTTGTCTAACACATATTCTACATGGGGGCCTCCGCTCCAAGTATGAACAGAATTAACAAAACTGTGGTGTGTGAAATTGTCAGACTTGTAAATGCCAATTTTCCAATCTGAAGTTTCTTCAACAGCTTCGCAACCAAACATATTACTGAAATCACGGAAGTGGTTCATCCGAATTTCTTTACCGTTCAGTGTGAATTCGATATTAGGATTACACGCTGCTGCTTCATAAATTCTTCGCATCACCATCAACCAATTATCTGATGTCATGGTGGTCATACGGAAACGATGATATTCAGGAATGAAAGACACCTTGGTTCCACGGTAAGACTTTGAATTTTTGATGACAGCAGGCAGGCTGTAATCTTTATTCATATTGTTCTTCCAAGTTCTTTCGTAAATCTTTTTGCCGTCACCGGTCAAGACAGTGAATACTTTTGAAAACACATTGACCAGACTTGCCCCTTCGCCGTTTTGGCCAGCTGAATCAGAGTTAGACAATTCTTCGTCGTCTTCATTGTAGTTTGAAGAAGTAAACAATTCACCGAATAACATGTCTGGTAGCAACCCATCGTTGTACCCTTCAAACGGAACAATTGGAATCCCTCCGTTATCTTCGATACTGATCATACCAGTGATGCGATTAACATTGACATCAATCTTGTTAACGTGAGACCCTTCAGGAGTCTTTGAAAAATCGATTGAGTTGGTCAGAATTTCATCTACCATTTTGACTAATGCAGGGCTGTACGAATAGTCTCCCCATTTCAACCCAGCTTCAGGATTGTACGGGTCATACGACCATGTGAACAATGTCTTCTCTCTGGTAGAACCCAAGTGGCGGTCAGGCCGTAAGAGGATATGCTGTATGTGGTCTAATCGTTTATAGAGTTTTTGTACATCACGCTGTTTATTCATTGTCTGTATTCTTCTCGGTGAATTACCATTGACATTATACAGTATTAGCGAGCAAAAGAAAAGGATCCTATTTGGATCCCTTCTTCTTACCGAACATCTCAATGATATTCTCAACAAATTCTTGATATACGCTCGACGGTTTTTCTTTCCGTTTACGCACTCCACCGCTCGGGGTAGGCGTTGAGGCCATGTCCGAAGTTGTAGAGGCCGGACCGCTGTCTTCCTCGAAAAGATTTGAAAATTTCTTCATAATATTTGTTCCCTTCCATCCAATTAGAAATGAAATGAAATGACTTGAAATCAAATGGGTGTTCAGGAAGGTGAAATCCAATCCCTCTGAGAACACCATACAATACAGGCCATGATTCATAACCAACACAAGATTCTATGATCATGAGAGCATTTTCGATCTCGAATGTGTTGAAGACAATGATCAATTGGTTCATCAACAATCGGACTTGTTCATCAGATTCCAACCGAGACAAGCAGTTGCGGATCTTCCTGAATCTTTGAGCATCATCCATGACGTCCTTACTGGTCACGATTCTGGATTTGTAAGACCTCATGATGAAACATTTTTCACTGTCATTCATAACATCAAGCCTTACAAGTTGAAGAATTTGATCATACCTTCGACCAGTTCTTTACGCGAACGACCTTCAACATTGCGGTCTGATGCTAGGGCTTTCAGTTTCACCCATTCCATCTTTTCAATTTCTTCTTTCGTGAAGACTTCTTCTTCGCCCTCTGTTAGCACCGGAGCGATCAATGGAGTGTAATATGTGTAAGTCATAGGAGCTACAGAGGGAACGTCTTCTATAACCGTCTCATCTCCTTCGAGTAGTGATCCAAACTTGTCATAACCTAATTGAGTCAGCTTGGTCAGCAAACCTTTGGCTTCTGTCAAGATTTCTTGGTGACCATTAGGATGCTCCGCAACCCAACCACGGTCGGTAGCAAAAATCGTTGCGTTAATTTTGTTAGAGATATGCGGTTTGTTTTGAGCACATTTTGGAAGTGATGAGTGAACGAACATGGTGAGATACCCTCTATGAAATTTATTCTTCGAGGGTATTTATTAGGATGTTATGCAAAGAAGCCTTTAAAGTCCGCAGGAATCTTTCTGTTCAAAAATTGAGCATCGGTATATACAATCAGATATGTATATGTACCAGATGTGAACCGAAATTATGAATTATAAGAAATTGTACGATTCAATCATAGAGAATCGTAAAAATAATCCCATCATCTCAACCAAGTATACAGAAGACCATCACATAATTCCGATATGTATGGGAGGAGCTGACACCTCTTGTAATATAGTTTGTTTATCAGGGAGAGAACATGTCCTTGTACATAAATTATTGTACAAATTATTTCCTGATACGAGAGGAGTCGTACAAGCATATTGGTTGATGATACACACTAGAGATGGATCAATCATAAATTCTAAAGAATTTGAAAGATTGAGAGATAAAAAGTCAAAAATTTCTTCTGATGTATTGAAATCCCAATGGAAAGATCCAGAGTATCGTGAAAATGCAATACAACGAATAAAAGAACGTTGGAAAGACCCCCATTTCAAAGACGTGCAATCTAAAATGGCCAAGCGTATGTGGGATGATGAGAATTTTAGGAAAATGATGTCTGAGAGTGCTTCTAATTTGTGGAGACGTCCAGATTTCATAAAGTTAATGCAAGATTATTGGAGCAATGAAGAAAACATTTCAAAACGTTCAGGTGAAATGAAAGCATTATGGGAAAGGGAAGGGTTTAGAGAATATTCATCCATCAGAAGTAAGGAGTTATGGAAGGACGACGAGTATAGAGCAAAAATAATTGAGTCTTCTAAGTCTAATTGGAGGGATCCGAATCTTAGGAAACAAATGATAGATTCATTAGTAGAATTTCATCGTAAAACGCCGACTTGGAGGAAGAAAACGTCAGTCTCTACGCAAATATACTGGTCTCTTGCTAGGATGTTTTGGAACCTTTCAAAATATAACCCAGATTGCCATCTCCCGATAGGATATACAGAATTCTGTAAAACATATGACTGCGGATTACACCATAATATTTACCAACGCATGTTGAAAAGATTTTCAGATGGTTGGATTCCAGAAGAGGACGCAGAATGGATGGAAGATTTCGACCACTACGGATTCAAATGATCACCCCGCAAATAGAGGTGATCATTTGAAATTTAGGCAAAAAACCCTTTAAAATCTACGGGGATCTGTCTACTCACAAATTGTTGAGTAACGTCCTCTAGGACGTGAAAGCGACAACACCGAATTTTTGCCCCTTTATAGTCACGAGGAATTGCAACGATATCACGCGGAGACAAACGAACTTTGACCAAACGTTTACTTTGATTCCAAAACTGAAATACATAACTCAGAGCACATACGTGTAAACCACTAGAGCATTCATTGTTGATATTAGTGTCAACAAGAACTCGTTTCATGGTTACAGTGGAACCAGGGCTGTTGTCCAGTTTGCGTGAGTATGAATCTTTGTAGTTAGAATCAACATATTTGTACGCAACCACATACCCTTCTTCATCAATTTCAACATCAGAGAAACGAATGAATTCGATAATGCGGTTCATGATATCCGGCATTGGATTGTCTAATACGCGGTTGACGAACTTAGACAACGAAAGAATACCAGTTTCATTCCCTTCAGACGCAAATTGTTCAATCCGCTTCATAACAGATTCTAAACCGCCCAAACGAACAGAACCGGTTCCATCCAACATTACTACGCACCCATGTTCGACTTTGAAACCTAACAGGCTCATAATTTTTTGGTATTCGACCGCACGGCGTTTACGGATACCGCAAATTTCCAACAGTTTATCCCATAATTGACCCTTGATGGCACCAAGAGCATTTTGGAATACCGTTCCTTGGTCCGCTGTTACTGATCCGACATTACCTTCGTTATCGACAATGTTGATAGATCGAGTGGATGCAACCAAACGGAAAGGGCAATTTGACGCAACGTCGGTGATCGCTTTCAGATCAGAATTCGATGCCTCGACAATTATATCTTCTGACACCGGAGCAGCACCGCTTGAATTTTTCAATTCATCTGGGTCACCTTGGTATTCAGCGCTCGTGACTTGTTTAAAATCATCACCGTATAACTCCAAAATGGTAACCTGATTCGATTTCGTGTCGAAACCATCTTCGTTAGCACGAGCCAGACAATATAAGAACTGGTGATTGATCCCAACATGTTGAAGATTCTTTTTCTTTTTCCAATTCTTCCACGAACATGACTGTGTCAGGCTGGAGACAATTTCTTTTTCATCTTTGGCCTCTAAGATCGCATATTCGATCGTATCGTTTTCAGTTGAAGTGATCAGACCGCGATTGTTGTTAGTTTGCCCCCAAGACCAAACATCACCGACAGCAGCAGGAGATGCTTTAGAATTCTTGACAGACACACAGCCGTTTTCAGTTGAACCGATCGCGCTGTCCGGATCATCCAAAATTTCATCGTCTGATTCCAACCCTGCGATTTCTGCCAGCGCTTTCTTAACCAAATATCGACTGACGTCATATTTGGTTGCCAGTTTATTTTGGCTGACCCCAGAATTCTCTGGGAGTCTGATTTTTTCTATCAATAGTTTTAAATCCATTGTGATTATTCCTGTTCGGTTTCAGTTGGTTGAGATTCTTCAAATTTCAATTCAGGGAAATACTTCCCGACTTTTTGGTCGAAATACGTCACTGATGAATGAGCAGATTTCAAACCAAACGGACAACATGAAGCATACCGCTTCTTCATTTGGAAAACAAGCGGACCAAGTAATTCCGTCGCCATCTTTTTATCACCGCCCAATTCATTTTCTAATGCTTTGATTGCGTATTTCTGAATCCTTTCAGAAACGGTGCCAACATCTTTCCCTATCATATTCATCTGAGACGACGATGGGATATCGTACGGGAAACTGCGATTTTCAACAAACAGTGATACAAACTTACGCAATTTTTCGACTAAATCGCGATCAGGATTAACACCCAAATTATCAGAGCAATTGATAACTCGTTGCATGTGATTTTCATATGTTGTTCCGGCAGAGTTTCGACTCGGCCAATCAGACTTCTTATAGTATGTGTGTTGGATAACCACATTGTTGTAGAAACGAAGGAAAGAATCACCAAGTTCGATCATATCATTCAGGAAACCGAACAATTCTCTGGCTGTCCAACCGTATTCTTTCAGCAACAGATGAACGTTGTTCTTTCTCTTGGTCTTGAGACCTTTCGCCAAACGACCGCGAAATTTTCTAATGGTGTTTTCCGCATCTTCTCCCCGTTCGAATTGATATACAACGCTCATCACTGTGTGATATGTCAGTGCTTTCGACAATTCGAATGAATGTTCTTCATATGTTTTTTGGTGCCAGTATTCGTCCACATGTTTTGAAATCGTACTCATTTCTTCCGAGGTAAGACGTTTCATATTCGGAGCGTTTTCGGCTGCTCGACGGGATTCTGTTCGTACGCCTTTTATTCTGATGAATGCTTTGTACCCAGTAGCGTGTACCGCTTCATCAGACAATTCAACAAATGATGCGGGGACATTCGTGTCTTGATCTACCCATGCATATTCGTTTTCTAAATCATTGAAAATATCATGTTCGACTGGTACATTTGATTTCAGGTAACGGCAATTGCGTTGGATTTCACTGATACCGACAGTTTGTTTACGAGAATTTTTTCTGATCATTGTTGCAGCGTCATGAATATCACTCGCCAACGCATAGTTCATACCGAATGATGAACAAAATTCAGAGAAGAATTCTTCACAACGCTGAGCACGATCTTCAAAAGGAGTTCCTTTAACATCACCGGCATTCACAATGATAACCAATTTGAAATCACCGCGACCGTGAATACGATTCAACCCGAATACATTTTCAAAGTTATAATGTCCGAATTCTAACAATGCTCCATAGATCGTCTGGTTAGCATACTGCGTATCATTAACAATTAGAGCAACCAACTTGTCTTCGAAGTATTGCGCTGGAATGAAATCTAATTTGTCAGTCGCTCGTTGCAGACCGCGAGTGATACCACCACGAGACCAAGCAGTGTAGTCTCCATTCTGTTCGTACCCAGAAGGGACTTCAACATAAAATCCAAAGCCATTATGACTTTTGTCATGACGGGTGACATAACCCTTATCACGTAATTCTTCGCGACGATCTTCTACGAATTTTTGGATCATTTCTTTGGCGCGAAGCTGTTGAAGAAACTTCAGATTGGAAAATTGGCATTTACAAGTCTGACA